GAGGGCGACGTAGGAACCTATCACTATGTGGATAATCTGGCCCGCGCTATTCGCCATGTTGGTCGTCAGTTGGTGGACCTGATCCCCAAGATTTACGACACCGAGCGGATTGCCCGCATCATTGGCGAAGACGGCGAACCATCGACCGTCAAGATGAACCCGACGCAAGAGGAACCGGTCAAAAAGATCGTGGACCAAAACGGCGTGGTCATCGACAAAATCTACAACCCGAGCGTTGGCAAGTACGACGTGCGCGTCATCACTGGCCCCGGCTACGCCACCAAGCGTCAGGAAGCCCTTGAGTCGATGGCTCAACTGCTGCAAGGCAACCCGCAACTGTGGCAAGTGGCCGGTGACCTGTTCGTCAAGAACATGGACTGGCCCGGTGCCCAAGACCTTGCCAAGCGGTTCCAGAAGACCCTTGACCCCAAAGTGCTGGCTGACGAGGACAACCCGGCTCTCATGGCTGCAAATCAGCAAATGGAAGCAATGGCCGCTGAGATGCAGAACATGTACAACATGCTGCAAAACGTCCAGCAGTCGATGGAAGCCAAAGACTTGGCGATCAAGGAGTTCGAGGCCGAGATCAAGGCGTACAGCGCCGAGACACAACGCATCAGCGCCGTGCAGGCCAGCATGACCCCCGAGCAGATTCAGGACATCGTGATGGGCACCATTGCCGCTGCGGTGGACACCGGTGATCTGGTTGCCGGTGCGCCCGAGATGCGCGAAACTCCGCAAATGGAGTCGATGGAACAGATGGGTGGCATGCCCGAGCAAGGAGAAATGAATGAAATGCGCTGATTTCGTGGGTACGCTGTTCTTGGCTCGGGATGTCGCGCATTCCGTTCACCTAAACACCCGCAGCTTTGCCAAACACTCGGCCCTGAATTCGTTCTACGACGAAATCGTGGAATTGGCTGACAAATTTGCCGAAGCCTATCAGGGTCGCCACGGTCTGATTGGCCCGATCAGCCTGATGTCTGCCAAGAAAACAACCAACATTGTCGAGTTTCTGGAAGATTCACTGGGTGACATCGAAAAAATGCGCTACGAGGTGTGCGAGAAGTCCGACACCGCGCTTCAGAACATCATTGATGAAATTGTTGGGCTTTACCTCTCCACGCTGTACAAGCTAAAATTCCTCGCATAAGGAGCCGAAATGGAACTCTTGAATCCTCTCGCCAAAGCCGATTTTCCGGCTCAAACCGCCTCCTACACAGGCACCGCAGGCTCGACGACCGGCTGGAACGCTGGTCCTGAAGGCGTGATGGTCTGGTCTGACCAACCCTGCTACGTGGAAGTGGGCGAAGGTGCTGTGGCAACCACTGCCAGCACCCCCATTCCTGCATTTACCCCCATTCCCTTCAAAGTGCCCACCGGCACCAGCGGTGTTTGGCGTGTCAGTGCAATCCAACTGTCGGCTGGTGGCACTGTGTACGCCAAGCCGATCAACACAAAATGAGTTTCCTCGCTGCCCGCAACGCCATTTCCATCGGAATCGGTGGCATTGTTTCGCTGTTTGCGGGCCGCGCCAGCGAACAAGCACAAAATAACCTTCTCACCGAATCCGGCGACAACCTTGTGCAAGAGGATGGTGGCCTGATCCTGCTGGAGTAAACATGAGCGTCAGTCTTTCCAATCTCGGTGGTGCAGGGTGGCAGTTTTTCGACAACAACGGCGTTCCGTTGACTGGCGGCAAGCTGTACACCTACGAAGCCGGAACCACCACCCCTATTGCGACCTACACGGACTCGCAAGGGGTGTTTTTTCACACCAACCCGATTGTTCTTGACGCTGCTGGTCGCGTTCCCTCTGGTGGGGAAATCTGGCTGGTGGACGGCAACTTCTACAAGTTCGTTCTGGAAACCTCCACCGGCGTCACGATTGGCACCTACGACAATGTGGGTGGCACCAGCGATCTGGCTCAGTTGGCAAACACGGACGACGTAAGCAAGGGTGACGCCCTTGTCGGGTTCCGTCAGGTCAACACCATAACCAACGTGCCGTTCAGCAACACCGTTGGTCGCACTGTTCACAGCAAACTCAGTGAAATTTACAGCGTCAAAGATTTCGGCGCTGTTGGCGATGGTGTGACCGATGACACGTTGGCGATTCAACGCGCAATCAACGCCGTGGGCAGCGGTGTCTTGTATTTCCCGGCAGGCAACTACAAGACAACGGCCAAGCTGTACACGTCCTACGCTCAGAACATCAAGCTGTGGGGCGGCGACGTTTACTGCGCCGTCAGCATCACCGCTTACCACTCGGATCACATTTTCCAGTACGGCTGGACGATCCACATCGACGGTGTGAGTTTCTACCGCGACACGTCTTTCCGTGCTGCCGCGATTGCCGCTCAAAAGAACGGCATTCACTCTGACGACAGCGGCAGTGCAATCGCTGGTGCGGCGTACACGTTGCTTGAGAACTTGGTGGTCGGTGAAGGCAACTACACCGGCATCCGCATGCACGGTACGCACCAGATGGCGGTCAACTGCGTTGCCAACGGTTGCTCGATCAACATGCACCTGATCGGCGCTGTTCACACGCTGATCCACAACGCCACAGAAAACGGCACGACGACGAACCTGCTGATCAACGGCAACGGCCATCGCGTCTATGACCACTATTGTGACAACGACGTGCCAACGTTTCTGCCGCCTGCCGGGTACGGCAACATCACGATGCAGAACGTGGACATGTGCGTGATCGAGGGTCCGACCACGAACAACGTCAACGGCAAATACCATTTCTACCTTGACCAGTGCCGCCGTTGCACGTTCATCGGTGGCAGTTACTACAACACCCCATCTTGCCGAATTGCCATGTCTGCCAACCTTGGCAGCAACACATTCAGCAACGACTTCACCGGGGTCATGTTCCCGAAAACGATCACGCAGTTGAATGCGTCTGGTGATTCCTACAACAACTTTTTCGGGACGGGTGCGGATTACGACGGTGCAATAACAGCACAGAATCGCGGTTACAACAACCTGCACTCCGATGAACACATTGTTGAGATTGTGTCCTACATTCCGACAATCGGGGTCAGCAAAGTTCACGACGCTTGGACCGGAAAAGAACTCACCAACGGTCAGCAGTATTTTGGTGTGCGCGGCTTCCAATCGGAGTTTCTTGCAAACGCTCAGTTGCGCGTTCTTGGCGCATCCATCACGGCAAACGGTGCCGGTGTAAGCAAAACCGTTGACTTGTCGCTCAAGGTTCGTGACGTGTACGGCAACACCGATTTGGCTACGCTGGTGAACTTGAATGGCAACCAGCAATATGGCGCAGATGCCGCCGTTGACACTTTTGTGTCCGGCCTTGTCAACATCGGCGGTTGGGCTGGAAGCGGAATCAAAAGCTGGTGGAATTTCTACCTTGTCAACAACTCCGGTGTGAACACAGCAGAAAACGTGGTGGTGCGCATCACCTGCGTCTATCGCTCGGCAGGTTCTTACATCTAACCCAAGGACAAACTCATGAGCCTCAAAAAACCTTATGTCATCAAACCCGAAGGGTTCGACAACGAGATCACTGCCGGAAATGCAATTTGGCGCATCGACGGGCTTGTTGGAAACAAGACCCGCATGTCGATGAACTTGGGTGTCTACAAGGACGCCAACATGGTTCAAAAACTCGGTCAACGCACCTATGATTTTGAAGTTTCCGTGCAAAACGGAGCCAAGAACTTCATCGCTCAAGGCTACGATTATTTGAAAACTCTGCCAGAATTCGCTGGCGCTCAGGATTGCTGATCAAGCAGAAAGGTGAATCATGGCAGATAAGAAAATCTCGCAACTGACCAGTGCAACGACCCCTCTCACCGGGGCAGAACTGGTCCCGGTTGTCCAAAGCGGCACGACCGTCAAAGTATCGGTTACCAACCTCACAGCGGGCCGACCGATCAGCGCGTCGTCGGTGACGGCTACCGACGAACTGATCATGCCCGCAGGCAACACTGCTGCGCGTCCTGCCAGCCCTGTGGCCGGTGACACGCGAGTGAACACCGATACGAATGCGCTTGAATACTACGACGGTAGCGTCTGGTATCAGGCCGGTGTGCAATATGCGGTCAGCGTGTTGCTGGTCGGCGGTGGCGGCGGTGGCGGCTCCAGTGAAGCATCTACCGCAGGTGGCGGTGGCGGCGGTGGCGGTGCAGGTGGCTACATTGCCATCAGCAGCATCGTCAACAAAGGTCAAGGCTATTCGATCACGATTGGCGCAGGCGGCGCAGGCGGTACGGCTGGCGCTGACGGCACCGTCGGTAGCGCGACCACCGGCTTTGGCCGCACCGCTCTTGGTGGTGGCTATGGTGGTGGCGACAACGGTCCTTCTGCTGGTGGAAACGGCGGCTCGGGCGGTGGTTCCGCTGGCGACACGGTTGCGATTGGTGGCCTTGGCACTTCGGGTCAGGGCAACAACGGCGGCCAAGGTGGCGCGGTTGGTGGTCGCGGCGGTGCTGGCGGCGGTGGCGCATCTGCCGCAGGTAGCTATGGCGGTGGCGCTGGTGGTGCAGGCGGTGCGGGCACTCAGTGGCTCAATGGTAGCTACTACGCAGGTGGTGGCGGTGGCGGTGTTGGCGGTTCTTCCGCTGGCGCTGGTGGCACTGGCGGTTCCAGTGTTGGTGGCGCTGGTGGTGCGCTCAACACCGGTGGCAGCAACGGTGCAGCCAATACCGGCAGCGGTGGTGGTGCAGCAGGCGCTGGTTCCAGCCGCACTGCTGGCAACGGTGCCGATGGTGTGGTTGTGATTCGCTACTACGGTGCCCAGCGCGGCACCGGTGGCACGGTTACCTCTGCTGGCGGCTACACCTACCACACCTTCACATCCGCTGGCTCGTTTGTTGCGTAAGGAGTAGACATGGCAAAGCATGCAAAAATTGTTGACGGTAAAGTCGTCAGCGTGATGGTGGCAGACCCTGAGTTTTTCATTGATTTTGTCGATGATTCTCCGGGCACTTGGGTTGCGGCACCGGATCGAATCGGTGCCGGATTCAGCTACGAAGACGGCAAATTTTTCCCGCCCAAAAAGTACAATTCTTGGGTGTGGGATGAAAAACAAGGCGACTGGGTTCCTCCGGTTGCCTACCCCGCTGATGGCGAAGCCTATCGGTGGGATGAAGCTACGACGGCGTGGGTTGCTGACCCAATGACTTGACAGCGTATTCCGTTGTCGTATATTCACAACTGTACCGGCCCAGTTGACCGGGGTTCCTTTGGAACATGAAATGACTGATGAAGTCCAAAACCTAGCGGAAGTTGACTCCGCGCAAGCCCCCGAGGTGACGGCCACCACGGATCAGGCACAAAACGCGCCGGAAGTCGCTGAAAATCAAGGCGAGAAAACGACCGAGGAGAAGAAATTCACTCAGGCCGAACTCGACGCGATGATCGGCAAACGCCTCGCAAGAGAGCAACGTAAGTGGGAACGTGAGCAGCAAGCAAAACTGGCCGAAAGGCAAGTTGTGCAATCGGTGCCGACGGAATTACCGCCCGCCGACCAGTTTGAGTCTCCTGAAGCCTATGCGGAAGCACTGGCTATCAAAAAGGCTGAAGAACTGATCGCGCAGCGCGAACTCCAAAAGCAACGCGCTCAAATCGAAGACGCCTACGCAGAGCGTGAAGAAGAAGTTCGGGCCAAGTACGACGACTTTGAACAAGTCGCCTACAACCCCCAGCTTCGAGTCACCGACGTGATGGCCGAAACGATCAAGGCGTCCGATATTGGACCTGAACTGGCCTACTGGCTGGGCAGCAACCCGAAAGAAGCTGATCGCATCTCGCGTCTGTCGCCGCTTTTGCAAGCGCGTGAGATTGGGAAGATCGAGGCCAAAATCAGTGCCGAACCTCCCCAAAAGAAAACAACGTCTGCACCCGCCCCGATTTCGCCGGTGAGTGCTCGTGCTGTGAACCCCGGTGTCGTTGACACCACCGATCCTCGGTCTACCAAGACAATGAGTGATTCGGAATGGATCGCCGCCGAGCGTCAACGACAAATTGCTAAGATGCAGGCACTCCGCAACCGTTAAATAGGACTTGAATCATGGCAAACAGCCTTCTTACCATTGACATGATCACGCGCAAATCTCTGGAAATTCTGGAGAACAACCTCGTGATCACCCGCAACGTGAACCGTCAGTACGACGACAGCTTCGCTGTCGAAGGTGCCAAAATCGGTTCCACCCTGCGTATCCGTCTGCCTGACCGCGCTCTGGTGACTGACGGTGCCGCCCTGCAAGCTCAGGACGACAACGAACAGTACACCACCCTGACCGTGGCATCGCAGAAGCACGTGGGCATCAACTTCACCTCTGCCGAACTGACCATGCAGTTGGACGACTTCGCAGAGCGTGTTCTGAAGCCTCGTATCAGCCAGTTGGCCTCCACCGTGGACGCTGACGTTGCCAACGCATTCAAGCAGATCGGCAACAGCGTCGGCACCCCCGGCACCACGCCCGCCACCGCTCTGGTGATGCTGCAAGCCCAGCAGAAGCTCAACGAAAACGCTGCCACCATGTCGCCGCGCTTCCTGACCGTGAACCCCGCCGCCAACGCTGCGCTGGTCAACGGCCTGTCCGGCTTCTTCAACCCCCAAGACGTGATCTCCCGCCAGTTCAAGAACGGCATGATGGGTGAGCAGGTTCTGGGCTATGACGAAGTGAACATGAGCCAGTCGATCAAAGCGTTCACGACCGGTTCGCGCACTGCCACTGGTGGCACCCTGTCGGCTGCTGTGACCAGCGAAGGCGCGACCTCCATCGCTATCACTGGCGCTGGTGCCAATGCCACCGTGGCTATCGGCGACGTGTTCACTGTGGCTGACTGCTACGCTGTGAACCCGCAGACTCGTGAATCTACCGGTTCGCTGTTCCAGTTCGTGGCAACCGCTGCCGTGACTCTGGACGGTTCTGGTGCTGGCACCATTACCGTTGCCCCGATCTACTCGTCGGCCAACGCTCTGGCGACCGTGAACAGCCTGCCTGCTTCCGGTAAGGCTGTGGTGTTCGTGGGTGCTGCTTCGACGACCTACGCACAGAACCTCGCCTACCACCGTGACGCCATTGCGTTCGCCACCGCTGACCTGCTCCTGCCGCAAGGTGTGGACATGGCAAGCCGTGCCGTTCACAACGGTATCAGCCTGCGTGTGGTCCGTCAGTACGACATCAACAACGACCGGATGCCCTGCCGTGTTGACGTTCTGTACGGCTACAACACGATCCGTCCGCAGATGGCCTGCCGCATGTGGGGCTAATCTGAAACCGGGGACTTCGGTCCCCGTTTCTCGAACTCATTCTTGAAAGGAAATTATCATGACAATCCCTAATGGTGGTGGTGGTTATCAGGTCGGCGCAGGCAATGCTGCCGAGGCACAACTCATTGTTCAAGGCGCTCCGACCGCTCTGACGGCTGCTGCAACTGCAACTGCTGCTCAACTGTCGAATGGTCTGTTCACGTTCAACGGCACTGCCGGTAACCTGACTCTGCCCACCGTGGCCGATCTGGAAGCTGGTATCCCCAACGCCCAGAAAGTGAACGCTGCTTTTGACTTCTACGTCATCAACATCGACGCCGGTACTGACGATGTGACCGTGGCCGCTGGCACCGGTTGGACAATGGTCGGCAACATGGTTGTGACCGAAACCACTTCGGGTCACTTCCGCGCCCGCAAGACCGGTGATGGTGCTTGGACTTGCTATCGCATTTCCTAATCGGTGCAAACTAAAAACGGGGCTTCGGCCCCGTTTTCCTATGGAGAATCACATGAACGTCGTACTTGTACATCCCATCCACGGTGCCAAAGTTGCCATCAACGAGTTGGAGATGGAACAGGATGTCAAAAACGGTTGGTCGGAGTACAATCCCGACACGCCCGTCGAAAAACCGACTGAGGCGGCACCTGTCGAGGAAGCGCCCGTGAAGCGCAAATACACTCGCAAAGTGACCCAACAATCCATCGAACAGCCCAACGAAGTCCCTGATTTTCTGACTTCGGCAAGCGACGAATCCGAAGGGAACTGAAATGGCAACGACCGCTGGCGATCAAATCAACCGGGCACTTCGCCTGCTCGGTATCTTGGCCGAAGGTGAAACCCCGTCAGCGGCGACCAGTCAAGACGCTTTGTTGGCAATGAACCAGATGATCGACTCGTGGAACACCGAGCGGTTGTCGGTTTTTGCCACACAAGATCAGGTGTTCAGTTGGCCCGCAGGCGAGGTTCGCCGCACCCTTGGTCCCACTGGTGACTTTGTGGGCAACCGCCCCGTACTGTTCGATGACTCCACCTACTACCGCGCCCCCAGCGGCGTGTCGTATGGTATCAAGTTCATCAACCAAGACCAGTACAACGGTATCGCGGTCAAGACCGCCACCTCGACCTTTCCGCAAGTGATCTTCGTCAATGAGACATTTCCCGACGTGGAGATGTTCGTTTACCCCAAACCGACGCAAACACTTGAATGGCACTTCGTGTCCGTCGAAGAATTGACACAGCCTGCCAATCTGGCAACGCAGTTGCATTTTCCACCCGGGTACATGCGGGCGTTCACCTACAACTTGGCAATGGAGTTTGCGCCGGAATTTGGTGTCGAACCGTCGCCGCAAGTGCAGCGCATCGCCATGACCAGCAAGCGCAACCTCAAGCGCATCAACAACCCCAACGACATCATGAGTCTGCCGTATGGTGTTGTTGCGAACAAACAGCGATTCAACATCTACGCTGGGAACTTCTGATGAAGACGCCGATTCTTGGCTCCAGCTACGTAGCCCGCAGCGTCAATGCTGCGGACTCGCGCATGGTCAATCTGTTTCCCGAGATTGTGCCCGAGGCAGGAAAAGAACCTGCGTTTCTCAGCCGCGCCCCGGGTCTGCGACGACTGGTTTCGGTAGGCGCAGGGCCGATCCGTGGCCTGTGGAAACTCGGCAACTACATGTATGCCGTGTCCGGCCTCGATGTCTATCGGATTGACGCGCAACTCAACGTCAAGCAAATCGGCATCGTGAGCGGCACTGGTCCCGTGTCCATGAGCGACAACGGGACTCAGTTGTTCATCGCATGCAACCCCAACGGGTACATTTACAACAGCAACACAGAGGTGTTCCAAAAGATTCCCGACAGCGACTTTCCCGGCGCTGTGACGGTCGGGTATCTGGACGGCTATTTTGTGTTCAACGAACCCAGCAGCCAGAAAATCTGGGTCACTGCTTTGCTGGACGGCACCAGCGTTGATCCGTTGGATTTCGCAAGCGCCGAGGGATCGCCCGATGGTGTGGTTGGCTTGATCGTTGACCACCGGGAAGTGTGGGTGTTTGGCACCAACTCGGTCGAGGTTTGGTACGACGCTGGCACGGCTGATTTTCCTTTGCAGCGAGTGCAGGGCGCATTCAACGAGATCGGCTGCGTGGCCCCGTACTCGATTGCCAAAATGGACAACGGTGTGTTCTGGCTTGGTCAGGACGCTCGTGGTCAAGGCATCGTTTACCGCGCAGAAGGCTACACCGGCAAACGCATCTCCACGCACGCTGTTGAGTGGCAGATTCAGCAGTATGCTGACATGTCGGACGCCGTGGCGTACACCTATCAGCAAGAAGGTCACAGCTTCTATGTGCTGAACTTCCCCAGTGCCAACACCACTTGGGTGTATGACGCTGCCACTCAAGCATGGCATGAGCGGGCTTCTTTTTCCAAGGGTCAGTTCAGCCGCCATCGTGGCAACAACCAAGTGTTCTTCAACAATCAGGTGATTGTTGGTGACTACCAGACGGGCGAAATTTACACGCTCGACATTGACTCGTATTCGGACAATGGTGCGCCGCAAAAGTGGCTGCGGTCCTGGAGAGCACTGCCCACGGGTCAAAACAATCTCAAGCGGACCGCGCATCACAGTTTGCAACTCGATTGCGAGACTGGTGTTGGTCTGAACGGCCTTCCTTCGACCGACCCCGTTGGTCTGCTGCTCACTGAAAACAGCGAACTGCTGGTGACTGAGGATGGCGACGGGATTGAACTTCAAGCCCCCACGGTGCAAGGTGCAGACCCCAAGGTCATGCTGCGCTGGTCGGATGACGGCGGGCACACTTGGTCCAACGAACACTGGGTGTCGATTGGCAAAGTGGGCGCATACGGTCACCGTGCGATCTGGCGGCGACTCGGCATGACGCTTAAGTTGCGCGACCGGGTGTATGAAGTGTCCGGCACAGACCCCGTGAAAATTGCCATCGTTGGCGCAGAACTCATTCCCAGCGGGACCACTGCGTAATGGCAACCTCGATCAACAGCACCACGATCACTCCTCCGCGAGTCCCGATCATCGACTCCAAAACGGGGTTGATCTCGCGGGAGTGGTATCGGTTTTTCCTGAACCTGTTCACGTTGACCGGCTCGGGGCAAAACTACGTTTCGCTGACGGATTTGCAAGTCGGTCCTCCGCAAACCGACGCTGTGGCTCAGACCACCGAACTGCAAAAACAGATCAACGATCTGATGCTGCAACCGCGCAACGAACTGGGCACGATGGCCGCGCTCCAGCAGGACAACGTGCCTTGGCTCAAATTCGACACGTCGCCCAGCGGATTCCCGACCGGTGCTGCCGCCAACGGGACGCTGTACTGGGATGACGCTGACGGCATCAAGACGCTGAACCTCGTCATGGAAGACAGCGGCGGCGTGATCCAACAGATCGGTGAGGAAACCTACTACCGAATCAAGGCTGATGCTGCCATTACCAACGGTCAAGTCGTCATGTTCACCGGCACTGTGGGTGCATCGGGTGCTCTCAAAGGTGCCCCAGCCACCGGGCTGACGGCAACTCAGAACGAGTACATCATGGGTGTTGCCACCCAAGACATCGCACTCAACGGCTGGGGCTACGTGACGTGGTTTGGTCTGGTGCGTGGAATCAACACCTCGGGCGGTGCGGAAGCGTGGACCGACGGGCAGATTCTGTACTACAACCCTGCCGTGCCCGGTGGCCTGACCAAGAATGTGCCCACGGCACCCAACCCCAAGGTCATCGTGGCCTCGGTAGTGCGGGCTGCGGCCACCAATGGATCGTTGTTCGTCCGTCCCACGTTCGGGTCGGCCCTTGGTAGCACTGACTCCAACGTGCAGATCACCGGTCTTGCCGGGGGCGATCTGCTGCAATACAACTCGACGGCGCAACGCTGGGAAAACATTTCAGCATCGTCTGTCATTTCGGGCAGTTCGGGTGCACCCGTCACCAAGACTGCCAACTTCTCGGTGGCGGCTGGTGAAAACTGGCTGATCAACAACAAATCGGGGTCTTCCTGCACGGTGACGCTGCCCAGCGCCAGCGCCAACACGGGTCGGGTTCTGCATTTCCAAAATTACCAAGCCCAGACCCTTGTGTCAGCTTCGAGTAATGTTGTGCCGCTGGCTGGCGGTGCTGCAAGCACGGCGATCTTGGAGGCCGTGGCCGGTGCAAATGCCACCTTGGTTTCTGACGGCACAAATTGGATAATGACGCAGTACAACTCGAACAACGCGCTGCAACTGGAATAAGGAGTTCACTATGACGGTGTATGTAAAAAATCTTGTACCGGGAAAAATCGTAGAGGATTCCCAAACCACGCAGTACACGGCGACCAACGTCACGACCATCATCGACAAGTTCACCGCAACGAATTATTCCGCTGCGGCTGCGACCATTTCGGTGAACATTGTAACCACCGGAAATGCTGCCGGAAACCCGAACTTGATCACCAAGACCAAGACTTTGCAGCCAGCCGAGGTGTACACGTTCCCTGAACTGGTGGGTCAGGTACTCAACCCCGGGGATTACATTTCGACATTGGCCGGGACCGCCAGCGCCATCAATATGCGGGTGTCCGGTCGTGAGGTCACGGCATGAACGTAACCTACGGCAAAGGGTTTGAGATGGCTGCGCCGCAAATGATGCGGCAAAAAGTCGAGGTGCTTCAGCAAGAACTGATGAAGATGCCACAATACGAACCTGAGACAAAACACTATTTTCACGGCGGTATGTATTGCCGTGAAGTGTTTCGTCACGCTGGGGTATTGGTTGTTGGCGCTGTCCACAAAAAAGAACACTTTTACTTGATCGTGTCGGGCACTGTCCAGATCACCGATGGTGAAGGTAACGCGCAAGAGGTCACCGGGCCTCATTTGTTTCACAGCAAACCCGGGACAAAGCGGGCGGTATATGCAGTAACCGACACGCTTTGCATGACATTTCACGCCACCGAGTCGAAAACCGTCGAGGAAGCCGAGGCCGAACTGGTTGAGGCTGATCCCGATTCGATGTACAGTCTCGGTAATCAGGTCAAACACACAGAAATCGAGGTGCAGCCATGACTTTTTGGGTTGCTGGTGCCGTTGTCGGCAGTGCCGTAATCGGGGGTATTTCCTCCAGTAAAGCCGCAAGCACTCAAGCTGCTGCGGCTGATCGTGCTTCAGACGCGCAGGAGCGCATGTTCGAGCGGCAGGTCGAACTGTCCGAGCCGTGGCGCAAAGCCGGTGAAACGGCCCTCAATAAGCTGATTCCGTTGACCGATTACACCCCGTTTGGCATGGCTCAGTTCCAAGCTGACCCGGGGTATGGATTCCGTATGTCCGAAGGCATGAAGGCGCTGGAGCGGTCGGCTGCGGCCCGTGGTGGCCTGCTCTCGGGCGCTACGCTCAAGGGCATCCAGCGATTCGGTCAAGACCTCGGCTCTCAGGAGTACACCAATGCTTTCAATCGGTATCAGACCGAACGCGCCGCACGTTTGCAACCCCTCCAATCCCTCGCAGGGGTGGGTCAAACGACTGCGCAACAGATTGGCGAAGCTGGCATGCGTACTGCGCAGAACATCGGTGAAACTCAAATGAGCGGCGCTGCCGCTCGGGCTTCTGGCTACGTGGGTGGTGCAAATGCACTGACTCAGGGTTTGGGCACCTACTTGAATTACACGCAAGGGCAAAACATGCTCAATGCGCTGCGCAACCCGGCGTACTCCGTTCCAGCGCAAACGTACCCGTCGCAGCCGGTTCCGTACACGGCCAACATCGGGTAAGGAGTTCACATGCCTATCAATCCCGCAATCGCCCTCGGTGTCAAAGGCATCGAACTCCAAGA